GGCGTTTAAAGTGAATAAACACCACGACGAACTACTAGTGGGGTTCCCATTAGAAGTTTGGAGTGCGTGTGGCTTTACGCCAGCCCGTCAGTCCCGGTAACCCGTTAGGTCCCGGGACTAACTTCGGCGTGGCCACTTGTCGTGGGATGGTTGTAAACCATCCCGCACTCTTGGTCACAATATTCTTCCATCCGATCCGTTTCTGGCTAAGGTGTCGCGTACTAGGTGGTCAAGTAAGCATTGGAAGCGTCGCTACCTTGCTTGCTCGTCCACCTGGTAAGCTATCGCGGCGGCAGTCATGTCAACGGGGAGAAAGGTCAGTTTTGACCTTTCAAACTAGCATGACCGTCGGCGCTTTAGCACCGTTTAAGCCTTAGCCAGGCACCTGCTCCTGGTCTTCTTAGGCCGGGGCGAAACGTAGGGCATGAAGGTGGTCAAAAGTTGGACGACCGAAATACGTGCGGATGTCTTCCGCCGTAATCGCTCGTCCATGACCGCCTTCAGGGGCCTATTATTCGCCCTCGGCTGGTGGTAAAGTGCAGAGCTTGCTCTGCAAATCACCTACGTCGGGCGTGCCCTTCCACAAGGGCCACGCGACGTCTAAGAAGACGCTTTGAGGTAACACAAGAAGGTTCTTTCAGAACCCGGGGTGACCTCCACACCGATCCTACTCGCAGCGAGGAGGTGGGCATGCGCTTGGGCACAGGATTATAACCTGACCCAACCGGATCTCACTGAGCTGCCAGTTTAGGAGGCCTCCTGCCTGGAGTATACCAGGCGGGAGGGAGGTCTACCCCGAGCTCTCAAAGAGCTTCTTCGTGGAACCTCAAGTCTTCCTCCTTCCGCCATGACTCACGTCACGGCGGAAGCCACCGCTCGTTCCCGACCGGGCACAAGGGCCTTCGAGATGTCACGTAGTGACGCCCGAGGATCTTGTGCCAAGGTGCTCTCGGTACCAGAACGCGGTTGCAAATCGCGCGTGGTAACGAGGCACCTTTCCGCCCGGGTCTCCTTCCTTCACGGTTGGCGCCAGTGTCTCGTCCGTTCCCTGTCTGGGGACCGACGGCTGGGCCGAGTGTTAGAAGGGGACCACAGGCGGGCAGTCGAGGAAATGTTTGGTGGCCGCGGTATGAGACCCGACGGGGTATTGTTGTCGGCGGACCTAACCGCTGCTACAGACGTCATACATGGCGACCTCTTGGCCGCCATAGCTGACGGTCTGTGCAACGCGTTTCCGGCGTCACCGAGTGCATAGCACTTTGTGGCGGCGGCAACGGGTCCGTACGACCTTGAATACCCCGACGGCTCCAAAGTGACCACGTAGCGGGGTGCCCTTATGGGACTCCCAACTACCTGGGCACTTTTGTGCCTTACCCACCTTTTTTGGGTGGACGAGGCACGACATACCGTGGGAAGAAGCAGGAGCGGGTTCGCTCGGTCTCCTGTGAGGGAACGTGAGGTGATTTGCGGAGACGACCTTTCTGCGTGGTGGGGTTCCGATTTGGTGGATACCTATGAGAAGCTGGCCCGCGAATGCGGAGCAGTTTTCTCGCCGGGTAAACACCTTAAATCGGACCGCTGGGGAATCTTCACTGAAGATTGCTTCAGCGTGCGCCACCAGCGGAAGGTCGTCGAACTTCCGACGCAGGTAGTCAAAGAATGGGTAGGCCCCAGGCGGGGGATTCCTTATTCTTTGGTTGCCGGCGGTTGGACAGAGGGGCTCGACCTCTCGAGACGGTGGCTTAACCTTTCGGTTAAGCCGAACCGCCTGGAGGTCCGGGCCGACACTGTCCGGGTTCCGTACGTGAGCACGGAGCCCCGGAAGGCCGAAATCACCGTTACCACTGAATTTGGCGCTTGGTCGAGGTCTATCCCGTTAAGGTGGGCTGTAAAGCCCCCCTCACGGGACCCCGGAGAGTTAGGTCCCGGCGTTGCCGGGGCTTTACCTCCCTGGGTTACCCTTGGCCCTGCGGCACATTCAGTGGCCTCCATCGCCAACCGCTACGCACAAGTGTCGCGGGTTCTCCGGATTCTATGGCCTGGGCTTACCCAGTTCCTTAGAAGTCGGGGGATCCCACCGTTCTTGTGTCGTACGCTTGGCGGAGGAGGCGTCCCTCTCCGTCGCGGTCACGCTGTGCGCATATCCAGGATTGCATCCCGGGTATGGCGGAAGGCTTTGGGCTGGTCCCTTTATAGGTCCCACCCCCCAGCGTCTTTCGCATCTTTGTGGGGGTAATCATTATCTCCTGCCTACCGCGTCTCGCGGAAGGAGGCTGAGAAGATACCCCATAAAGATCGGACAGCGTGGACCTCCCGAAAAGGGGCCTCCTTAACCGGACCGTGGCGGAAGCTCGGACTTCTATCCGAGTTCATCGACCGACGGTCTGGTAAGGGAGCCCTGTGGGCTGTCCGGAAGGGCCATCCTTTGGTTGGCCGATCCGCGCATCCCAAAATCGGGGAGGTCGCGAAACGGTTACGATTAGCAATCGTATCGGCTTCGCGTCGCGGCGGGTTTCTCCGCCCAGGGGCGCCCGAATCGAAGTTACTTCGGAGGCTTCGCGAGGTAGACGAGTCTACCGTCCTGTGGTCAATGCAGACCCCAGGCGCTTAGCATCCGCGAGGTCTTCGGTTCGCGCGCATCTGATCGGGGAAAACAAGAGATCGAGCGGAGTGGATCGGATGGAAGAAATTGTCGAAGGAACCTGCTAGGCTTAGAGGGTTGCACCCTTTATTCCCTAGCCAGGCCGGACTACG